CACTTAGATTCATAAGAGCTTGAGGAGTAACAGTTGTTAAACTCGTCCTTATGAGATCAATTATTTCTCTTCTCGATCGCTGAAGTCCCGTCTTGAAGCTACGTTCAGCAGAGACTTCAGCTTTCAATTGTTCAACTCTTGTTTTCAAGAGATCTGCGATCACTCCCGAAGAAGACTTTGATTGATTGTTTAGATCATCAATTGCTTTTAGATCAGCGTCTTCTTCAGCGAGAAGAACGGAGCGACCGCACTGACAAAACATCTTAGTTGACGCAAGTTGTGATGATTCGTCCGAGAGTAGAATCAACTTTGTGGAAGATGTGAGATTCTTCAGCCCAAACAGTTCGACGGATCGAGCCCGATTGATCATCGTACTGTCCCGCCTTATAAGAACCGAATTGAAGATTCAAAGCACCGACAGGCATAGCCTTGACACCACCCGACTTTTGAATGATCGAGTCAGAACCTCGAAGAATACCCATAAAGATTGATGCTTGATTCCAAATGTAAGCTTCTGAAGAAGTTGCACCAGGGACAGCAGTATCATGACGAGCAGAACCGACATAAATATTCGGAATGTTCAAAACATCTCGGAGCACTTCGATCACTGCGTCATTAGAAAGAATACGAGCTCCGCTCGCAAAACCGTTTGAAGCAGTTCCTGCAAATCCTCGGATCTCTGGATTCTTCGCAAGAGTTCTGAATACTTTGTGACCAAGAATAAGAGTATCGGGATTAACACCATGCGCCGCCTCAAAAACTGTATTTTTAAGATCATATAGATCGCTTAAAGGTTCAGCGTTTGCGTCATCAAATTCTCCTCCGAATTCAGTAGCTGCGTCTGAGTTATTGAAGTTTGCAGTACCGAAAAGCAGATCAGCGCATCTCTTCTCTTTTGCAAGTCTCAGAGCTCGAGCAACCTTGCGAACAGCTCGCTCTTCTTCAGAGCCTGGATATTGAGAATCGATGATGTCTTCCATTGCGATAGTCTCATCAAGACCAAAATTTAAAGCTCTGTAAGTTTGACTAGTACGATCAAAGCTTCCTAAAGTCGCGCGACTTGCTCCTGGAGCTCTTTGAAAATCAAGACCCGCTCCCGCTCCCATGAAGTTCCGACTCTCTTCAAGCAAAAGAGTTCCGCTTCTCTGAGGAATCTGAACAGTCTCAAGGACTTTGTCAGCGATGAAGATGTCATCACTTTGAACGGTTTCAACAACTAGACTTGAAAGAATCTCGTCTACGGGATGAATATTAGAATATGAACTTGCCATTTTTTAAACTCTTTCTATTAAGCTCTAGGAGTGAAAGCACCAGCAAAGAACGCAAGGAACTGCTCGCCAGCTCCCGTAGTGCTTAATTGATTAACATTCGGAAGGACTCGAGCGATCGGATAATTTCCCGAAGCAACAGCTGAAACTTCTCCGTCTGACTCAGCTTGAAGAACAGGAGTTGCTTCAAAAGTGATCGCTCCCGATGCTTTCACTCGAGTTAAGCCATAAACAAGAACGTCAACAGCGTCTCCCGCTGAAACAGTTCTTTGAGCGACTCCGACGATTCCGTCATCATTCGCTCCAGTTGGTAGTCCAACTTTTCCAGTGTTCTTGATAGCAACAACAGAGAATTCAGTGATTGCTTCGCTTGCGATAAATGAAATGATATTGTTTTCCATGATTAAGCTCCAAATGCTTTTTTGTAGTATTCTGGATTCTCAGCTCTGAACAAGTTCAAGGCTTCTGAATATGAAATGCTTTTTTCTTTTTTAAGTTCTTCAACTCGCTCGTTCAAAGTTGCCTTTGTGATCTCTTGACCAGATGCACCGTGTCCGATTGTGTTGAGATTAACGCTTGAATTCAGAGGACGCTCGCTGAACATTTGCCAGAAAGTGGGCTCTGTCTCTTTGAGTTCGTAAGCTCTGCCGACAGTGTCAATCTCAGACGGATCGATTCGTCCATCTCTTAAAAGAACATTAACAGCTTCTCGTTTTTCGATTTCTCGTTTTTCAGCTTCAATCATTTCAAGACGCTGATTGAGACTTTCATTCGCTTCTCTAAGAGCAGTTACTTCAGAAAGAAGAGTTTGATTTTTGAGACTCTCGCTCATCATGTTTGACTTCTTTTCTTCTTCGTCTTTTTTGTACTCGCCCATTTTTTCAGACTTGTCTTCGTCTTTCTCTTTGGACTTGTCATCAGTCATCATTGAAGCTTCTGCATCGTCTTTCATTTCAGCGATTTGAGCTTCAAGCTTTTTGACTAGTTCGTCCTTCGCTTCATAAGCTTTTTTTAGCTCTTCGTGTGTCATTTCGTCGGTTTTCATGTCTAGCCTTTCGTTCAGAACAACTCGATCGATTTTATTGTTGGATTGAGCAGGACGAGGAGTCAGAGTCACCGCTAAAAGCTGAGCGTCTCCGATCTTCTCCCCTCCGTCTCTTGAGAAAACATCTCCAGTGATGAACTCTGGAGAACTCCAAAGAACACCACCAGCATTTTGTACAACTTCAACCCCTCTTTCATTGTAAGCTGGTATTGCATAAAGTCCATCATCTTTAAGCTCTAAACCGACAATCAATCCGAGAGCGTTTCCGCTTTCGGGAGGAGCTGGGGAGCCACCTTGAAAAGGGCTCGTTGAATGTTGCCAATCAATGACAACAGGATCATTCTCAGAACGCTCGTTGAAGACTCTGACAAGCTCTTCGAGGAGACTTTTATCAATCTCTTTTCCGATGTTCGATCCGTTCATTCTTGAAGTAACTTGTCCGAGTGCAAGAGTTTTGAAAGGTCTTCCAACTGTCAGACCATCTTCTCGCTCGTCTCGCTCTTCATAAAGTTCAAATTCTGTTTCAGTGTATGCTCTAAGTGAATTCATTTTTTCATCTGCTCTTTTCATTTGATTGACTAATGAGCGACTCCATCG